CGTAGTAAAAAATACGAAAAAGTAGTGAAAAAGGAAAAGGCATGAGCAAAGTATTAGGCTTATTACAAAAACAACTGACACGCGAAGAGATGAAACGATTAAACGTCGTACCTTATCCAGACCGTGTGACATTATTAGCGACCATGACTATGAAGACGGCGCCGACGCCTGAAGATGTATGGAGTATGGCAGAAGAATTGGCGAGCATGGCTTACATGTTCTGTAAGAAAGAAGGGATTACAGAAGTGCTGATTGGTGGGGCTAATTACCTCACCCCGTTCTTGGCACATGAGTTGATGGCACGAGGCTTAAAGCCTGTGTTTGTGTGGATGGAGCGTCGCTTAAAAGGTTACCGCCTAAACAAGTCAGGCAACCAACATGGCGACTATGAATATATCGTGAGCGGTTTAGTAAAACCTTACTCAGATGAAGATGTGAAATTGATTTATCAGATGGAGGACTAGAAGATGTGCGTTGTATTAAAAAGTAAGGATGAGTTGGCATCGTGGTTTAAAGCGTTATCGGATGCTAACAAGTTAATCTGCTACAACAGTTTCCAAGAAGCATCGTCTGGTACGTTCTTGTATGACATGTCGTACGTTGAGTTAAGTGAAGTGCTAGACCTTGCGTACGAGACAAAAGAAGATGTGTTTAAAGGCACATCAACAGGACGAGCGAAAGCGGGTGACCGTTACATGTGGATTGATGGCTATGGACATTTACGATCTGCCAACGAGTTATCGCAAACACCATTTAATGATGGCGATGTGATTGATTGGTTGAATCGAGACCCACATCAAGTGGAGTTTATCCCACTTAATTTTGATGTTGTGTACGATGAGGAGGATGACGATGAGTAAGGAGAGTAATTCTGCAATAGTTATTGCGTTGCTTGGATTCTGTGTAGGTCTTATCTGTGCTCGGATGTCGTCCATAACGTTTACAGTCGACAAGCTGGAGATGATGAGCTTCAACGATCTGATGGAGTCTAATGCAGATGATGATTACAAGTGGACTGCTTTTCTATATATGCGCGGTGAGTGGGGAATGTGCTCATCAAATGAAGAGATTGTGGTGTTAGACAACCGCAAAGTATGTATATCAAAACCTAGACAATTTATGGAGATCCAATGAGCTACTTAATGGATGCTATTTCAAACCCAAGAGAAACCGTTACCCGTTTAAAAACCAAAGGTTGGTCTACGGATGCAATTAGACAATGCTACCCAACGTTTTCCGCCTATACCGTGCTACGTTCATCTAAATTAAAAGAGCATGTGTTTGAGGTAGTGACCAAGCAGGTAGGCATTAACGATAAACAATTACTGAAGTTGTATGACATCGTGAAAGGTGGTGATGACATTGATTCACTGGCGAAACGCTTAGAAGTACCGCTTGAGTTGTGTGAAGATTTGGGTGTAGCCATTACGATTATCATACGAATGATTGGTCGCAATGTGCAGCGTGAGCAGTATCGACGCATGGTGTTGATGATTGCCAACAAGGCAACTGTTACAGATATTGCAGAGGTAACAGGTGTGCCATACAACGATGTGCGTAAGTTCATTAAGGATGTATACAATGCAAGACCAATCAACGTTCGTGGTGTCTAACGGCGAGTCTGAGGCATGGATGAAGATGCTGGTGCTGACTTATGCCAGCGCCCGCAATTATGAGATGTGGAATCAGCATACGACAGCATCAATCATTGAGACTGAAGTGTTGTATGAGGGACATGTGTGGCGAGCTGTACCATACTCACACCCGACGGTGTATCCACGTCTTGAGTTAAAAAGTAGTACCACCACAACGGTTGTCGCCGTACCTGTGAGTGTGTTTGTAAAATTAGTCGCTGCGATTAATAAGCAGTGGGAAGAAAATTTACAGGTGATGAAGTCTCACCTGATTGGATTGGCCAATGGGTCAACGAAGGATTATGTATGAGCGGAGAAGTAATTAATCTAACGCCAGTAGAGATGCGGAAGTTAAAGCAACTTGAGGTTGACTATTTAAAGAATCGAATTGTGAAAGACCTATACGCCGATGAGCCGTGGAAGATGATGGCTTACGGCGTAATGTTGAGACATACAAACATGGTGTCTTATGTACGAAAAGAAGGCGTGAATAACTACGGGGTCGAGATCGAGTATTCACTACGACCGACGGATTACTTGACAAAACAAGAGTTAAGTAAGTGTCTTGCCGCAGGTCTGAGATTAGAACTAATTAAGGCTGGTTGGGGTAAGAACTTTAGTATTGAGCAGGATGGTTCGGTGCCTGATGGGTTTGAGTTGGTGCTTGGACCTAACGATTATGAAACGGTATTTAGAACATTGTTACAGGTGATGCGTCCCAATATATTACAAGACTATATAGACTATGGTGCTGACAATGTTGGTGTGCATGTTACAGTAGATAAATTCCCACATGTTTGGCAGACACAATTGTTTATGACGGTGTGGAACCATCCTTGGTTTCATACACAATGGGGACACTTAATCGGGCGCAAGCCTAATGAATACTGTCGATTGATGGCGATGCGACGAGACGGAACATTTGAGAAAGATGAGTATGGCATTGTCAAAGAACGTGAGAACGGTGCTATTGAAGTGCGGGCATTTCGCAACTGTGGAATCGCATCAGTAATTGCATGTCAGGTGCGTCTTGTCTTTGAAATTGACAAGTGGATACGTGGTGGCGGGTGCGACATCAGTGCGTTGTTTGATGACATGGGAAAATGGGAGATGTTCCGTGGAATTTCAGCAGAAAAAAGAAGTTGACAACACCCCGTCTTATAATTACACTATTGGGATGGGTGTTAAGAAGAAAACAACACCAACAGCTAAAACGAAAGAAGGCCGTGTTAAACAGAAAGTGCGGGCGATTTTAGATGGGTATGGAGAGCTATGTTGGTACTTCATGCCTATGACAAAAGGATACTCACGTGGTGGTATTCCTGACTTCATCGGTTGTTTGAATGGGCGTATGTTTGGGATTGAAACGAAGTCAATCCATTCATCACATAAATTAACGGCCCTGCAAGCGATGGAACTTCGTAACATAGAGGGATCACGTGGACTTGCACTGGTGATTAACGAAGACAACATACACACACTAAAGGAAATCCTAGATGGATGTATTAACGGTAGACTTTGAAACATATTACGAGAAAGGTGAGAATGGTCACTCAATTAGTAATGTGTGCATGGGTGAATACCTTAATGGTGAAAAAGCTCAACTTATTTTAATGTCTTACAAAGTAAACGACGGTGAAGTGAAGGACGCAGTGGGCGAAGAAGAGATGGCAGGCGTGTTGAAAACATTCGACTGGTCTCAAGTAGCACTGGCAAGTCACAACATCAAGTTCGATGCGAAGATCATTATTGATAAGTTTGGCCACAAGCCAGCGTTCTTCTTCGATACTTTAGGGATGATGTCAGCATCAGGTGGTAACGTTATTGTCAACGGCAATGACCTTGCGTCTGTAGCTAAGCTACTACAAGGTGCCGGGATAAATATCGAAGACAAGGGCGAGGAGCGTAGTGAGGCCTCACGCAAACGCTTATTCAGATTCCCTGATGGTCGCTGGTATATGCACGAGGAAGAAATCAACGATAAGTTTATCGCTGAGTTCAGAGAAAAGAATTACACAAAGAAAGGCACACTCAAGAAAGGGAAGAAAGACCTAATTGAAGTAGCTCGTGGTGCGATTCAATTCTTTGAAGACTACCGTGCTTACTGTAAGCACGATACGGAAATCTGTTACGCGGCGTTGCAGTACTTTATTAAGATACTACCGCTCAATGAGATCAAGTTTCAGAACATGATGTCGAAGTGCTACCTGTATCCTCGACTATCACTCGATGCGGAAGTGTTGCACAAAGAGAAGCGTCGTCTTGATAAGCGTCGTCTTGAAAAAGTGCGACCTGTTGCAGACAAATATTTCAATGGTCAGGTTGAGACAGCGAAAGAGTATTTACGATCTAAGCGCCTGTTTGGTGTGTTGTTAAAGACAATGGGTGGTGTGACTGACCAAGATATTTTCGATGCGAACAGTCGCGATGAGGACATTGATTATGCGTTCATTATCCCGACGAAAGTATCAGAGAAAACCGGTAAGGTTGATTATGCGTTCTCATGGACAGATGAAGGCTTCCACAAACTAGCGGACTTGTCGCCTGAGCTGAGAGAAGTGTGTGACGCACGTATGGAGATGGCAAGTTCCATTGAACATTCTCGTACTCAGCGTTTTATTGAGAGTACGAAGTGGGAGCCTAAGTTCGGACTACCATATAAGATTAGTGGAGCTGCAACGCATCGCCTAAGTGGCGAGATGTCGTTAAATGTTCAGAACTTGAGTAGTGGTCGCAAAGAAGGGCAAACCACCGCACTTCGTGATTCAATTTGTTCACCCGATGATAACCATACTATTGTGGTGTCGGACAGCTCGCAGATTGAGCTACGTATTACTGGGTTTATGGCTAACGAGAAAATCTTACTTGATGCGTTTATGCACAATCAGGATGTTTATTCCGTAACAGGTGAGCTGATTTATGGGGTGCCGTGGCAGGACATCAATGCAGGTCGGAAAGCCGGTGACAAGCAGATGGCACATTTCCGAATCATTGGTAAGGTCACATCACTGGGTGGTATTTATGGGATAAGTTGGTCCGCATTTATGGATTACGCATCAGTCGTTGGTGGCGTAACGCTTACCGAAGACGAGGCGAAAGATATTATCAGCAAGTTCCGCAATTCATACCCAGCATTACCGAAGTTCTGGCGATTGTGTGGAAAAGTACTAGACCACATGTTGTCAGGTGGTAACGGGTACTTCGGTGGTCCAACAGGTAAATTGTTTTACTACGATGGTAATTACCAAATTCACGGTAAAACAGTCCCAAGTATTATAGGTCCTGATGGTATGCGCTTGAGCTATTACAAGTTATGTAAGCGATCAAGAACGTATGATGATGGGAGTGTTCGGGAAAACTTCGCATACTGGGGTCTAAAAGAAGGTCGTTATCAATGGGTGTATATATACTCATCGAAACTAACGGAAAATTTAGGTCAATATCTGGCGTTCGCGTTGATGAAGTGGCAAGGCTTGAAGATTAACGAGAAGTATCCTACGAGCCTGAACACACACGATGAGTGGGGTCTGTTGGTAGAAGATAAAGAACTCTACCCAGCGATCACTTATGTAATGGAGTCTATGCGTATGGTGCCTGAATGGTTGAATGGTCTTGTGGTCGATTGTGAGTGCGAGATTGGACGACAATACGGGCAATGCGAAGAAGTGACAAAAGGAAAATTACAGGAGCTAAAAAATGCCAGCATACAGTGAAGAAGAACTAGCCGAAATGCAACGGCTTGACCGTCAGAGATTTTACAGCGCAGAACCGTTTGATTGGCGATTACCGAGTGCAACGATTACACATGTGTTTGTCGTAAAACAGCGCATAGCAATGTTGGTTTTATCAGACGGGCGTATTCTTGCTTTATACCACGACCAAGATTGTTGTGAAGATGTGTATATTGCCGACGGTGCGGATGAACTTCAAACATTAGTGGGTGAAGTGCTGACCGGTGTTGAAGTGGTGACAAAACCATTCTCACAAGAAGAACTAAACGAACGTGGTGAAGAGAGTGCCACATGGACATTCATGAATGTTCTAACTAATAAAGACTCCGTTCAATTGCGTTGGTATGGATCTTCAAATGGGTATTACAGTGAAAGTGCGGACTATGCAGACATTACAAGATCTGTTCGAGATGCACTGTGCAAGCAGCACGAGGATAAGATTCAAGCTGGGCCATTTATGGCGGATGTCGCTTTCTTAAAATGGAACACACAAACACAAACGTTTCAGATTTTGAATAGCGGCGGCGATATTCTCGCGTATGGTGTGAAAACTGAGTTGCCCACTATCCTTGTTAAGTTTAATAAACTAAAAGGAGCAGTGCATGAGATCTTCGGATGAACAAATATTAAAACTGAGACGGATGTATGAAGCGACGACGTATTCAACAAATGAACAAGAGGCGGCTAAGATATTTCTTAACCGTCTACAACAAGCGGATGCAAAAACGCTTTTGGCGATTGGGTTCGTAATTATTGACCAGTTAGCAGGACAATTAAGAGATGATTAACATACATAAGTTGCTAGTAATATTATTGTTGCTTTCAGCAGGGGCTTTTCTACGCGATGGAATATTAGAAAAAGACTATTTTGAAGTTGGTCTTGCGATATTCTATATTTTCTTAGCATACATCAATCCAGTTATTTGGAATGACGATGGGCGATGATGAACATGGTACCTGCGAATAAATTACATGTTGCACCGCATGAGAAAGATGAGTGCGGTTTATGGTATGTGAGAAAACGGGACGGACATCTGTTTAACCGTATTTCGTTTTCAGGGCTGACTATTGAGTTTAATGAAGAGGTTATTAAGCATTTTGAAAAGGGTGCAGTAATGCTAGAAGACCCAGGTTGCCCACGTAAGTTAATTCTTACTAATGAGAAAGAGCTTAATGAGTTTTTTATCTATCTAAATAACTAGGTCAACAATTTAATGAAACACAAATACAAATTGAGGGACAAAAAGATGGTGTATTTTCACTGCGATGCAGCATACAAATATAACTTCGCTGTCGGTGGTAGAACTGGATTACAGCGTGTGTATAAGACAAACAGTTATGCGTTTATCTTATTACACAAAGTAATGGCTAAACTGAGTGGTAAGCACGTGTCTGTGTATGAACGTGGCGTTCATTACCACATCGGTAACTAAGGTTCTGTACACGATGAGTAATGTAGAAGAACGTCCATATATCAAAATCCGCAGTCACATTTTCTATTATGACAAGACGTATGGCATGCACAATGGTGAAGTGGTTGATATGGTGATGACCTATAATGCGGACGGTAGAATTACACGTATGTCAATGGATGACTTCATCAAGAAGTCGAACGAAATGGCAGACTACTATGATTCACAGAAGTGAGGTTTTATGAAAACACGCGAGATTGTAGAGGCTTACAAAGCCGAGATTATTAAGGCACAAGAGTATCTTAGTGAATTGAGAAAAGTAAAACTTTACAAAGGCGCAAATTCGCTTAAATACACAATAAGCCATAACCTCAGAACCATACACATGGGCAAGCACAAAGTGCTAGATAAGCGCAAGTTTCTTAAAGTTGTTAAGAAAGCGGCAAAAGAAATGGGAGCTGTTTTTGAGCAGCGCAGTAATAAAGTATCTGTATCTGTATCAGTTGAGGAGAAATAAAAATGGCATTGTACAGAAAGAAACCCGTAGTTATTGAGGCGTGGAAATTAAACTTACAAGACACCGATGATGTTATACGCCTCTATGAAATGGTGAATAATGTAGATTTAAGTACTGTGCACATGGTCGGAAGTGCCTACGTCAAAGACCTTGTTAACAGCTGTGGTGGTCTACCAATACCAACGCTAGAAGGTAAAATGCTGGCATCTGACGGTGACTATATCATCAAAGGTGTTAAAGGAGAGTTTTACCCATGTAAGCCGGACATCTTTGCTCAAACGTATGAGACTTTTGAGAATAAGTAGATGGCAACGAAATACTCAGCCTTATCATACACGGCTATAAAATTGTATGAGACGTGCCCGTATCGATACTACCAAGAGCGTGTGGTGAAGTCAGTACCGTACGTACAGTCTGAGGCTGCGGCGCTTGGTGACCGGATACATAAAGAGCTAGAGGCCTTTGTATTAAACGAAGGTAATTACAAACTTAGCGAAGAATCAGCTAAATATGAGAAGTTAATGAACGGACTATTAGCACTTCCAGGCAAGAAGTTTGTAGAGACTAAGATGGCAATGGACTGGAAAGTTAAGAAGGTCGAGTACTTTGGCAAGAATGTGTGGATAAGAGGTCAGTTCGACTTCATGGCACTGAATGGTGACCACGCCAAGATGGTTGACTACAAGACAGGAAGTCACCGCTATCCGGATGTGGGTCAACTTGAATTAATGAGCGCGCTGGCGTTCTTGCATTTCCCTGAGTTAGATAAGGTTGATGCGAGTTTGTTGTTCATTAATCACAATGCGATTGCCAAAGCATCGTTTGAACGTGCTAAAATGCCCGCCTACATAGATAAGTGGATGCGACGATCCATCCCTGTTGTAAAGTCAACAGAGACTAGAGAATGGCCCGCTACACGAAACAACCTATGTAAGTGGTGTCCAATTAAGGACTGCCGATTCCACCCAGAAATGCAAGGATCATAATATGGCACGCGATTATAAAAAAGAGTACCGTGAGTACCACTCAAAACCTGAACAGCGTAGAAACCGATCAGAGCGTAACAAAGCGCGTCGCATGATGCGTAATGAACTCGGTGAGGCTGCTATTGCTGGTAAAGACATCGACCACAAACGTCCGTTGTCGAAAGGCGGAAGCAACCGCCGTAGTAATCTGCAAGTTACATCGGTACATTACAACCGTAGTAAGAAAGCAGGTAAATAAGAACCGAACCCCCTCGGAGTATAAAATGGAAAATAAACCTGAAATTCATTTCATGTTGGACTTGGAGACGTTAGACATCAAGCCATCTACATATATCCTTGAATTAGCATTAGTGTGCTTTGATCCGTTTTTCGTCCGCGTGAACGAAAAACTATCACACCATGCGAGGTTCGGAGTATCTCATCAACCCGGTGCGACACTATCGCAGTCAACCTTAGCTTGGTGGCTCCGTGAGAACAAAGCGTACTTCAATGAACTAATTGAGCACAAGTGTGAAAGCGACGAACAGTTGCGCCATGTCCTATTCGATATAGACCGTATGATAAGTAACATACGTGTTCAGGGTAGTGATATTCGCGTGTGGAACACGGGTACATTTGATGTCGACATCATTAATGACGCAGCACGACGTGTGCTAGGTAAAACCGAGCCTTTGTTTAACTTTTGGGAAGTTCGTGATGTGAGAACCATGCGTCAAGTAAAAGACGACTTCGGATTAGGCAATGGAGAGTGGCCTACTTCACACAATGCAATGGATGACTGTTTACGCCAAATTTCTTACGTACAAAGCGTATATGGAGCACTAAGTGAACGAAGAACAGAAAGTGCTGGAGATACGGGGGGACGTTCTGATGTTCCTTCTTCAGAAGAGCACACAACTAATGAAGGTGCACGCTAACAGACTAGCGTCCCTGAATGACAACCTAAAGGGGATGAATGTTCCCCTTAAAACTGAAGATGGTAAGGACACGCAAGCGTCCTTACTTATCCAGGCACTACAGTTATTACAAGATGAGGCGCACGCTTTGTCAGAAGAGAATACAAAAGTGCTGGAAGAATTAAGTGCTCTTGCTGAGCAACATGAAGTTGGTAATGCTCCGCAAGAGGCAGTAAACAAGGTCGTGTCTTATATACAAGCAACCAATGCTAAGTACGGTGCTATGTCACTAGAAGAAGCTCGTAAAAAATTAGGACTTGATGATGAACAAACGACCCATTGAGAACATAGAAAACAAAGCCCTTCTTATCAGAACGAAACTGGCAAAGATGATTGCCCTGAGTGTAGACCGATCTGCCATAGCAGAATACGATGAGAATGGCAACCCAAGTGCTGCGCTTGTGTGGTGGGACTTGGAGAAAATGCAGAAGTGCGCTGATATAGGCGCGACCGTATTGTCCCCGATGATCCGCGATTATGCGTTTCCTGGTAGATACAAACCGTACATGCACCAGCTGAAGATATGCTCGTTCTTAACAACAAACAAGCGCGCACTGTGCTTTGCCGACATGGGTACGGGTAAGTCACTTGCGGTAGTACATTGCATTAAGTACCTATTGGAAGTCGGTGAGATTAAAAAAGCCTTGATCATTGCACCACTTTCTACGTTAACAAGAACTTGGATAGATGAGTTCTTTAATGTGGACCCATCGATACAGGTGACTAAATTACATGGCACAAAGCAACAGCGCATTACACTTGCTGCGAATGGTGCTCAAGTACATGTGATTAACTACGAAGGCATTAACGTTATTTATAACGAGATCAAGGCAAATAACTATGACTGTGTGGTGATTGATGAAGTGACATCATACTCGAACCACAACAGTACAAGATGGAAGAACGCTTACAGTCTGTTTAAAGACACCAAATACCTCTGGGGACTGACAGGCACGCCCATCTTACGTGGCGTAACAGCGGCGTATGGGCAAGCCTCGTTGGTTGTCCCGCATAGCGTGAAGTTCCGTAGCTTTTGGGAATTTCAGAACACTGTACAGCGCAAGATCAATGACTTCTTGTGGGTTGACCGACCTGAAGCACATGACATAGCGTTTGAGATGCTAAGACCAGCTATCTCGATAAAGAAAAAAGATTGTATTGACCTACCTCCGGTGGTGCATGTTTACCGAGAAGTAGAGTTAGATAAAGGACAACGAGCCTTCTATGTGAAGTTAAAAGAAGAGCAGTTGGTAAAAGATGAGTCCATGCAAGTTACAGCAGTTAATGCAGCGGTGCTTGCAGGTAAGCTCATACAGGTGGCTACGGGTTGTATCTACGACGATGACGGACGTGCGTTAGAGTTCGATGTAGCAGGCCGCATAGCAGAAACAGTTGACTTTGTACAAAAGGCTCGTAGTGAAGCCTCGAGTGCGGACAAAGGTAAAACAATTGTATTCGCTCCGTTTAAGCACACAGCCGCACTGATCAAGAAGAAGTTATCAGAAACTAAAATCATAGTGGATGGTAAAGAACGCAAGATCAATGTGGAAGTGATCGACGGGGATGTATCAGCGAAACGACGCGACGACATCTTCGGACGTTTTAAAGAAGACAAGAGCCTTGACGTGATTGTAGCTATACCACAAACCATGTCACACGGGTTAACCCTAACCAATGCAAGTTGTATTGTGTGGTTCGGCCCTTGTACTTCAGCCGAAACGTACGCACAGGCTTGTAACCGCATTGACAGACCTGGGCAAACAGAGAGCATGACAATTGTTCATCTGTACTCAATACCAGCAGAGTGGAAGCTCTATAGCAACTTGAGAGAGAACAAGAAGTCAGAGAATTATTTATTACAATTTTATAAAGACTTCATAAGAGGAATCTAGTACAATGATCGACAACGCAAAGATCGGAAGCGATGGCAAACTTGATTTAAGCAAAGTACCTGTTGACCAACTCGTGGAATTATACTTCCAGGTGAAGGGCATCCGTGCCGACCTGGCTAAACAGGATAAAGAGCTTAAAGAAAAACAAGAAAAATTAGAAACGGTGCTCGGTGACCGTTGTCTTGAAATGAATGTTGACAGCTATAAAGCGGGTGGGGCGAGCATCACTCGCTCAATCACACAACAGCCTACGGTGGCAGAAGGTGAACAATTCTTAAAATGGGCACAAGAAAACAACCGTATGGACCTTGTTCAAATCAAGCACTACGCAACACCAATCAAAGAGTACCTTGACAAGAACAAAAACCAATTACCGGACGGTATGATGTTTGTAGAGAAATATACAGTCAGCATCCGTCGTTCTAAATAAAAAACCTTGGAGATGATTATGTCAGAAATTATTGACGTTGCGCCTAATGGTGAGCCCATCTACTACGACCAATACGGTCGAGCAATGATGAGCTTAAATGGGCAGATGGTGTACACACCGCAGTATGATCGTGTACAACAACAGGCCGCCCCTGTAATGCAGCAAGCGGCCCCTGTAATGCAGCAAGCGGCCACTGT